TAGTACTTTATAGTAATTGCTATCCGATTCAAAATCATCAAAATAGGGAGCAATATTAAGATTAGTTTCCTGTGGCATGATTTTTTAGAACTGCAAGATAATTTTGACGTCTTCTTTTTGGGAGGAAGACCTTGTTACGGAAGGCCTATTATCAACGAAGATAATATTACCAGAATATTTTTTAGCTTCTGGTTGTGAAACACCATCTGTAAAGCTCTGACCCAGATAATATGTTCTATTATTTATTTCAGTCGAGAGACCACTAAAGCCACTATCAATACTAAGACTACCATCTCCACCAGCTATACTTAAACTACCTCCCGTAGCAGGACTAGAAGTAAATGCAAAAGATTCATATCCTGTAGTTGTAGCAGCCCCAGGAGCTCCAGTAGAAGTAGTAAATCCACTATTAGACCTATCCTGCCAGTACTTTAAAACACCAGTAGTTGGCTCATAAGAAGCTACTTTTCCAACAGCAATAGAATTAAGACCAACTGCTTGTGTAATCTTACTATCAGCAACAAAAGTAGTTGTACTATATCCAATACCAGTTAATTTAAGAGCATATAAAGCACTTGCATTACTAGTATCCAATAATGTAGTAGCACCTTCTTGTACAGGATCTTCTACAAGACCCACTCTTCCAAACTGATTTCCTGTAATAAAATCTGGATTTTCAGTATCATTTTCAAATCTAGCATAAAGTAAAACATTAAATGCACCCAACTCCCTATAAATATCATATCCATGTCCACCATTAGGAGGGATTATAACATTAAATGTAGGAGCTGTAGTTCCTGTAGGAACACCACCAGATGCTAAATCCACTGTTCCATAGGTATATCCTGATCCACCACTAGCTACAGTAATAGAATCCACTGTAGAATCATTGCTCATAACAATGGTTGCTTCCGCCCCACTTCCATCTCCGGCGATAGGAACGTTAGTATAAGTGGCATTAGCAGTACCTAATCCAACTCCACGACTTCTAATAGTTACAATCTTTAATTGTCCACTGGTAGAAGCATTATCTCTGACAGCAGCATTAGTAGTACTAGTATACCAATCAGTGGGAACTGGTATATAATTTGTTGAATCAAATTTAATAGCTTGGCTTGGTCTAATCGTATAAAGATATTTCCAAATATAACCATCACCACTACTTCCAGCTTCTCTGGGTTCCAAATCCGTAAAAGTAGGTTCATCTAAAGATGGACCACCTTGAAAATTATTTTCTGGTTTAGCGTTATTATAGAGACAAATATAAACCCTATAATCAGAATTCATTACATAATAATCAGCGAAATAGATATCAGTTGCATTTGAAGGTAATGATTGATTATCTCTACTAATATCATTCCTCCACATATCATAAGTAGTACCTGATGACCACTCATTCTTTCTAATTACTTCACTAACATCATCACTGTCAACCTTTCTCAAAGCCAACATCGTATCCCAATAATCATTGGATTGATTTAGATTGTCCTTTGGTGAAGGGGGATCTTCATCCCAATCTGCTTGATATTGAGTAGCATTAGGCAAACCAATCCATGCGTAATATTTGTTAGTAGTGGATTGAACTCCAGCCACAAAATTCTTCGCATTTAATATACGAAGTTGATCAGTAATTATTGCCGCCATTTTTTGAAGGGTTTTTTCTTATTTATGAGTTAATTAAGTATAATTTAAATATTTAAGAGGGTTAGTTCTAGTCACTATTGCCGAAGTAGAAATTCCAGTAACTCCATTCTCACCATAGAAACTATAACTATTTGAGGGAAGACTATCAAAATTGATTTTACCCCAACTAAAATCACCATTAACAAAGGGACTTGCAGTAGAAGCAATTCCAACAGTACCAACCCCACTAACATTATCAATATTAACAAATATTCTCTTGGCTATATGAGTTGTAACACCCACAACCGAACTATCTGTAAGTTCTTGGAATTCCCAATTTTCTACTTGATAAACACCATCAGACCATGTAGTACCTATTCCAATACTATTACCAGTTGTGGTTAGAGATGCGAAAGTTTGTCCCATTCCCACGTCCGTATTGAAAACTGTGAGATAATCACTTGTAGAAATTCCACTAACTGTTATAGCTGTTCCCACATATGTTGCATCTCTCATAAAGGAATTGGATGGAATATAAAGATCAAAATATAGTTGATCATAATCACCAGATGTACTAGTTCCTATTCCAACAATTGTTCCATAATCACCTTCATATCCATTAGTAGATAGAACAGTACAAGTTTCTCTAGTAATAGTAGGAGGTGCAATAAGAACTTCTGGGACACTAGTAGTAGTATATGCTAAACCAGTAGTAGTTCCACCATAAGATACGGTAAGAGCACTTACAACCCCTCCACTTATTGTGGATGTTGCAGTAGCTCTAGTTGTAGTAGCACTACCAATTGGGGCATTAGTTCCTACTCCAGCTGCATTAGCAATAGTAACTACAGGTGCAGAAGAATACCCAGCCCCACCATCAGTTATATCAAGTGAAGAAACTGTTCCTGATATAGAAACAAGTGCTGTTGCTGCGGCTGCAGTAAGTGTATCTTGAGATTGAAGTACAACGGAATTCTGGAAAGTCAATAGTGATGATTCATTCTGTTGATCAAATAAAGGTCTAATATCATTAACATAAGCACCAGTAGAACCAACTCCCACAGATTTTAAAATAAATGCTGCTGGATATATTAATGGTTCATAATGAATTCTATCTTTTCCTATAGCTTGACCATCAACAATCTTATCAGATTCCTGCTTACACCAATTTACTGGTCTAGTTAAAGTATCATCAGGTGTTACGCCAGGACCAGGATAAATGACAGTATCCACAGAATCCATAGTGGTAATACCGGTAACAACTCTAGGCTTTTCATTCAAACCTAATGATTGACCTCTTGCAGAATCATGATTAATATCCAATATATCACCTGCTTTAACGGTTTCTAAAATATCTGTGAAAATAACATCAACATCACCACTACCCTTATAGAATAGAATCTTACATGAATCTCCAGCCTTAGGTGCAGTTGTAAATGTAATTGTACTACCACCACTAAATGTATAAGCTAAATTTGGTTCTTGTAAAACATTATTAATAAAGATTAGAAGTACCATATCGACTTCTACCAAAGAACCTGGTTTAGCTTGAATGGAAACAATACTACTATTCAAAGCCAATCCAAAGGTCTTTTTGTCTCCATTAAATTGGGATTGAATTTCATCTAATACTTCAAGTTCTCCAACAACCCAACCATTAAACTTATCATAATAAGTCTCTAAGATATTAAGTTGGAATTCCCTGAATTCATAAGAAGTATCACTTGGAATTCCAGTTAGACCTCCAACCGGAATAGTAAGAATTTCACTATTACCATAACCAACTCCAGTCTGATCAATACTAAAACCAGTTACACTTGATCCTTGACCAACGACTATATCAATTGTAGCAAAAGTTCCAACGCCACTAGAAGAATCTGAACTATATTCTAGAGGAATATTTTCATAACTTAAAGGATCATCAATTACTACATCCATTGGTAATTCTACAGTTCCACCTCTAGCATAGAGATGGTTTCTAGTAGATACGCCTGTGTTAACTTCAAATTTCTTATTATTAACAATTCTCATAATTTCTGATCCATTAATAGCTGGATCTCTTGCCAATCTTCTAGGAGTTACAAGACAAGCTTGTACTGTACCACCAGTACTATAGAAAGTAGGTACAGTAGAAGTACCGACATTAACTGTAAGTGTATTAGCAGTAACGGCAGTAATTTCACTTCCATTATAATATGGATCAGGTTTTCTGGGATAAGTATGACTACTAATACCAGAATCTTTACTACATGTAAAGGTGAGAGAATCTGTTTTTAATTTAATAGTATCATCTACTTCCAAACTATGAGAGCCTATGGTCATACTCACAATACCAGTAGAACCATTGTAAGTAACTGCAGTTGGAACAAAGTAGACCAAAGTAGTTATACCAACATTTAAAGTGATGGTGTCTGTAGTAACTGAATCAATATTAACTGCGTTATCATAAGCTTGATCACGATTTCTAGAAATACAATTAATATTCTCTGTTCCAGGTACAAATGTGTGAGCAGTAGTATTAGTGGGTGATGTTCCTTGTAAAACATCTACATTGAAAGTACTAATACCTGCACTAGTGACTGTTATCCACTTTCCACTAATAGGATCTGACGATCTAGGATAAGCATGCTCTGATGAATGGCCATCTTCATTACATGTGAAGATTAAGGAACTATCAGCAATTTTAACTCTATCCCCAGTTCTAATTCCATGAGGAGTAGTTGTTGTTATTGTTAAAATACCTGTTGATGGATCATATGTAGTGCCAGTTGTAGCAGTAGAATAACCAACCAATGTTCTAGGATATGAGTGTATGGAATTATAATCATCCATCGCACATCTGAATCTCAAACTCTCATCCTTTAATTTCACACTAGTATCAGCTGATAAACCATGATTAGCACTAGTTAATACAAGATCTCCACTATTACCATCATAAGTGGCATCAGTAACATCATTATACTTAATGGTTCCTGCTAGTCCTACATTAACTGTGATTGTATCAGCAGTTATGGAGGTGATAGGTAAGTCTGTATTGTGAGCGGGATCAGTTGGCCGTGGGTATGAATGATTAGTAGCATAATCATCCATAGCACAAGTGAATGTTATGGAACTAGTAGCTATTCCAACACTATTACTAGTTGTAGTGTTAGTATTAATACCAACAATTGTTAGGACCAAATCACCTGTTGATGGATCATAAGTTGCATCAGTTGCAGTTGTTGTACCAATTCCCACCACAGTAATACTTCCAACACCAGCACTTACAAATGTATGAGAATAATTACCACCAGTAATTAATGAACCATTATCAGCATTTACAAATAGATGTGTATAAGCTCCTCCAGAAGCTACTGTACTAGTTGCAGCTGAGACAAAAGTGTGTGTATATTGATCATTTGCTCCAGCTACACCAACATCAAATACAATGTTAGTATCAGTAACTTCTGTAAGAGTAAGTGCGTTATCATATGCAAAATCTCTTCCTCTTGGATAATAATGTGTCTTAATACCAGAATCTATATCACAAGTCATTCCAATTCCAGTAAAGATGACATTTGTGCCAATTCCTAAACCATGACTGGCGGAAGTAGTCACAGTCATAATACCTGATATTGAACTATAAGCTACACCAGTAATAGTTTTAGTTCCGGAATAATTACAAGTAAATGCTATTCCAGATAATTGGACATTATCTCCTTTAGATAATCCATGTGGTAGAATTGTAGTAACAGTGGTTAATCCACTTACTGATGTATATCCAACATTTACTATATCTCTAGGTTTGTAGAATAGTTGTGGGTTTGTAATGTTAATAGATGTAACATGACCATCACTAACAGTACAAGTTCCAATATTTGTAATACTAGCTATTCCAGCACTATAGGTTTGAATGCCAATGTTAGGTGTTTGAACTCCTTTTCTATATCCAGATCCACTATTTCCAATACTAATAGAACCAACTGTACCAGATGTTGCAACTAAAGCTGATCCTCCAGCCCCTATTAAAGGTTGATATCCAGATCCTGCACTAGAACCTACAGAAACAATAACACCTCCAATAGGATAATTGGTCTTATTGGCATCATATCCTTCAGCTACAGTATCTCCTCCAGTAAACCTAATACTAGAAACTCCAGTAGTGTTTTCAATCATAGTATAAGCTGATCTTTCGTTTTGAGCTCCCAATGGTTGTTGGAACACTCCTTTAATTAAAACAATTCCATTATAAGTAGAGAAACCTGTAACATTATTCCCATTATTGGTTAATGCAAAGTCTGTAGTAATTCCTGTAAATTCGTTAGAAATATCATCAAAAATAGTATTTTCAGTATATGCATCTACATCAGTATCTTCAGCATTTCTTCTCATAAACACTCTACCTTGGAATGTAGAGCTAGTAGTAATTCCTACCCAATCCCTATTATCTGGATCTGTAGCATTAGCATTTGATTTAGGAATATTTCCGTGAGGAGCAGAAGCAAATACAACACTACTATCTACAATATTATAATTACCACTCATCTTAGTAACAGCTGTTCCTACATTGTGCTGAACCATGGTGGTTCCCATTTGTCCCCTAAGAACAGTAAGTTGACTACTACCAGCATATCCTACATGAATAACCTTTGTAACCTCATCCCCAATTTGAAGTAAATCGCCAGAGAAGAAAGATGTAATTCCAGCAACTGGTACTTGTTGTTGATAGATAAGATTAGTACTTAATGTAGTAGTAATTTTTGTAGGGGATAAAGGAGACTGAATCATATTATCAACAGCCATTAATGCCCTTTCATTTTGATTGATGGCAGTGAATACATGAGAAGCCCCAATACCAACAGCATCAATATCAAATACATTTGGTGCATCCTTAGCTAAAGCTTTTGTAGCTGTGTCAGTAAATTTAAGATATCCTTCACCAGACTTTATAGCATAAAGAGTAGTAGGAAGTTTGGTAGTTACACCAAGACCACTAACATTAGTTGATCCTATACTAATTGCATTAGTAGTTGAACCTGCTAAATCATTATTACTTCCACTATAACTATATTTTATCTTCTCACCTGTCACAAAGAAATGAGTTCCTATCGCAACAGTATCATTAGTTGTACTAACTACAGTAGTACTAGATCCATCAAAGACCTTTCGGAAAATAGGAGTTTGATTATGCTTCAATTGGAAAGTATCTTCTAACTGAGCTTGTGTCCCATAGAAGAATCCATTCTTACTAGTAACAGTAGCATCATTTAAATCAATCTTAGTATCAAAAGAATTACCATCATATAAGAATTCATCAACTTTGAAAACTCTTACTTCAACAGCAGTACTAGCATTAGGAGTAAAATTAAGCTCTATGTGGCCAGAAGCAGTGGATGTAATTCCTACTGTACCAATACCACTATCACTTCGAACTGAGCCAAATTCAATCCAAGATTCATTTGAAGCAGAATTTAATACACAAACTTCAGTTGTTTCATACTGATCATTTGTGGTGTCATGAATAGACAAAATATAATAAGCTGCTGAAGTAGCACCAGTTCCAACCCTATAGTATGAAGTTATTCCAACTGCCGTAGGAGATCCTGAAGAGGAAATAGATTTATAAGCTGTGCCTACTATTGCTGTGCTAAGCTTTGAGGTTCCTATTCCTGTAGCAGTAGTGGCAATTCCAACTATTGCAGCGTTAGAAGTAAGAGCTGAAGTAACAGAAGAATCTGGAATAAAATCAATATTAATATTGGTTCCACTAATATAAGAATTATAAGTTCCAAATCCTACATAAGGATCTCCAGCTGTATACAAAGATCCATACTCAGTAGAATAAACATTTGTACCATCATGAACTAGGTTTATTTGAGTTCCAGAGAAATTACTATCAGAATCTTCAAGCTGCAGTAAAACAGTAGAAGATCTCATAGTTAAAGGAATTTCAGCTACAGTAGTTGTAACTCCAGAAGAAATAGCTTTGTAAGAACTAGTAATAGTACTAATAGTGCCTACTGAATGAATCCCTGTTGATGTAGAATCATCTATAATATTAAAAGCAATAGATGAGACTTCATATTCATTATAAACATACTTATAAGGATAGAATTCTAATTCCCAACCATCATCTGTAGGTCCATAATCAAAAGTACCCAACTGATCATACTCTATATCATCAAAGTTGTCTGAAACGTTGTAACTAGCCTGAGTAGCATATTCATTTATATAACCAATGTTATTATGTTGAAGAACATTAACTATACTAAATTGCCTTTCATCTGTGTAGGTTATATCTCTTGCTAAAACAAATATTTTATTATATTTTTGATTATCATCATAAGAAGCAACCCCAGCGAATTTTTGACCTGTACTATAACTATTAAAATCACCACTAACATCATCAATACTTAATACTCTATTTCCCACAGATTGATAATAATCAGTAAGAATCTTATTTTCAAAATTTATAGTATCAGAATAATATTTTCCAGCAATTTGGATTGATCCTTCAGTAACAAGATCAAAATCATAGAAACAATGAAGACTTGCTTCACCAACAATATCAGTTACAACTTCAATATTACCTTCAGCCTGATCTACTTCAGCTGTTCCTACCCCAACTATTTGTAAATCAGCATACTTATCAAAACCAGCAGTATGATTAAGTACATTTACAGGATCATCCCATGTACCCATAGGAACTTCAGATTGAAGAGAATAAGAGAAATTCTGATAATATTCATTATTTGGAAGTCTCTGTAAACTATCATTTAAGAAACCTGTATTTCTTTGGCACCCACTAATAAAAGTAGCTCCCGCTCCTGTATTAATCTGAGAATTAAAATTAACTTTACTTCTAACTATACCTTCAGCTTTAGAAACATCTCCTTGAATCCTATCACCTATTCCTACTTCTTTATCAGTTGAAACTTTTAATTGTCCAATAGCCGGATTCCAACTCTCTATTTCTCCTTTATTAACTCCCACAATTACAGCATTTTGAGGAGTAATTTCTGCTGATTCATTCTTTAAGAAATTATTTGGCGTAAGAATAGGATTAAAGATCGGCATGTCCCTAACAGGAACAGCTCTACCACGTGAATTATCTAAATCTACTATACCAGGAACCAATCCATCAGGTATAAGACCATCTAAACTATATTCAATATATGCCCCACTTCCTCCTATCTGACCTTCGGCAGATGTCATGGTGAAGTAAGTGTATCCATACTCAGTCTGAGTGTTAGTAATATTGGTAGGATAGTTTGCAGAATTATAACCCTTACCAGTACTTCCCACACCTACACTTAGATTTTCTATTAAAACACCTTCACCAACAGCATAATGGAAATCAGAAGCATCACTAAAGGTAGTATTAAGATAGATTTTTACTGTTTTAGTTGCTTCTGTATATGAAAGTGAAACAATTCCAATTCCATTACTATTGTTTACAGGAACTATTCTAGGAGCAAGATTATACATCCCAGTAGTATTCTGAAGAATAGTAACTTCTTCATCACCCAACTCATATCTTAAATCAATATTATCAATTTTCCTTTTAGTAAATCCATCTATTGCAACTAAATCAGGAGCACCAATATAATTAATGCCTCCAGAAGTAATACCAATACTTTCAAAAGAAGTTAAAGATTCTATCTCTACAATTTCAGGAAGATTAGCAACTACTTTTAAGGTCTTATCAGTAGGATAATTCCATCCAATTCCATTAGCATTAAACTTAGTAGCTTTAATTTTTCCAATATCAGTACTTGACGCAAAGAGGATAGAACCAGTTCCAACTCCACTTATTACTGAATCAATTCCTGGAAGAGATTTATATCCAAATCCAGTATCATATACTTTAACTTTAGAAATAGCTCCATAAGCAGAAGATGAATTAGTTTCATAACTCGAAGATGCAGTAGCGGAAGTATATTCAGAAACATCAGGAACTGTGGGGAGAATATACGTAAAAGTATTCACCCCTACTGGAGTAACATTATATTGACCAGAATAATCAACATTTGTTAGATTAATTTGATTATATGAATCTACATCTGTATCAATTATAAGTTCTTTCTTAACAGCTGAAATATCATCTATACTATTCAAATTAAACTTATACCATAGATTAGATGGAGTGTTATCATCTATAGTAAGAGTTAAATGTGCATTAGCATCAATTCCAGGACTTCCTCCCGTAGTAACAGCAAATCCAACTTCTTTACCATTAGTAAAATATTTTTCTCCAAACTTCCCATCCTTATAAAGATCCAATTTAAAGGCCGATGTGGGAGTAACACCACTCTGGAAAGAAAGTGAAGAATCTGAAAGATCAAATTTAAGAGGACTATATTTGTTAAGTTCCACTAAAGGATTAATCTTAGATAAAGTTCCTGATGATTGACTAGTAATATCAACAAACGATGGATTAGCTGCAGTTAATTCAATTTTTTCTGTAACTAATCTAATTTTATCCTTACTGTAAGGGAAGACATAATACAAGCTTTGATCACCAAGTCCTCCAGAAGGAGTAGTTGCTGTATGAATAACTTTATCACCTTTGGTGAAAGTATGATTATTAAAGGTAAGAGTATTTTTTTGAAGATCTACTCCAGTAGAAGCAAATCCTACAGGATCAAATACTATTCTCCTATTATAATCATTATACTTCACAGTTACAGTAGTCACCCCTACAGGATTAACTGTTACCCAAATTTTATCATTTAAAGTTAAACCATGAGTAGAAGCCGTTGAAACAGTTACAACAGTCCTATCTACATCACTAGTAACTACATCAGCAATAGCTGTTTGAAAACTATGAGTATCTCCAGCGCCCACACTATTGAAATATAAGAGGCCTGTGGAAGTTCCAATTCCAACAAAATTAGGAGCACCGACACTAAGAGCAGTACCAACAAGAGTTGTAGTAGTTCCTATACCAACTTTATTAGTAGCTATTCCTATGAAGTTCTCACCTAAAGGAGCAACATAGAAAACATCAGCTGCCTCTGAGAGAGTAGTAGTACCAATACCAGCTACACCATTCCATGAGACAATAGATGTTCCACCATTCAGATTATAATAAACTGGATCATTTAAACTTAATCCATGTTTTGGAATATAAATGTGTTGTAATTTAACAAAAACATTAGTACTACCTGTTCCTGGATTAGAAAATACAAGAGTAGTTCCAGCACCAATAGCATTTGTGGTTCCTATTCCTACAGATTCTGCAGGATCAAAATAAAGTTCATTATTAAGAGGTAAAGATTTTGTAGTCTTGACTGTACCAACTTCTATAGTGAATTTCCTAGGATCTTCAAAAGCAATTGTTCCCTGGAAATAGGTTCCAGCACCACCGGCACCAGACGTCCCTTCTTGTTCCCTTAAAACACGTATTCTTTCTTGTTGTGCATCAATATTAAGAACTTTGACCTTTTCAGTTCCTATTCCCAAAATATCATTAGGACGAAGATTTGGATATTCTAAAATACCACTAACACCGAAATAAGTTACTATGCCAGTAACACCAGTACTCTCAATTCCTGAATTTACAATAAAAGTATCTGATGCAACTCCAACCTTATATGTTCCATCAAATCCATCAAAATATTCTGAAAGTCCATTTATATTTAAAGATTGATCATTTAAGAAATTATGAGGAGAAGAAGCGAAACCAATAAATTCATTTTTATTTCTATGTGCAGCAAATTCAACAAATTCAATAGATGTAGTAGCAGCACTTATATTACTAATTTCTTTTCCTGATAATCTATCAACCTTAGCATTTGCATCACTACCAGAAGTTCCTGAATTATTAAATACTATTCTGTCTTTGTATTGGTAATTAGACCCTCCTGTTAAAATACCAACTTCTTCTACAGTACCCACAGAAGCAGCAGTAATATCTACACTTTGCTTTCTAATATTATTAGAATTAAAGAAGTACTTATATCTACTCCTACTCTGCTGGGTGTGATAATCAGTAGTATCTCTAAACCACCCCTCTTTTTCTATATCATAATCATTCTGATTGGAAATATATTTAAAGTTAAAGCTATTTGGTTCTGATGCAAATGTATTACCTATAACATATGGAAAAAGAGGTCTTTTAAGTCTAACAAAAGGACCCCCGTCTGTATTGGATGTGATATTTTCATCTAAAGTAATAAAATAAGCATAAACTCCCTTTGGAAAATCAGGAGTTACACAAAATCTTCCATTATGTTCGTCTAAATCACCAGTTCCAGTAAAAATATGGTCCTCAACAAAAAATCCCATAGGATATGTCGTTTGAGGAGGTCTTTGCTCACTTTCAGCAAAAGATAACAATTCATATCCAGACTTCATCTGCTTGGTATTACCACCTTCAATAGAACTATATCCATAAGTACCATAAATTGGATTACCATCATATGAATATCCAAGAATAGGAGAATGATGATTAGCAGCACTAGGAGGTTGTTCTTGACCTCCACTTCCTGTCTTTAAATCTGGATCTCCATAATGAACTTCAGGATAAATGCCCTCATCCCAATTCGCAGAGATCATATAAGTGCTTTCTCTTAACGGTCTAGGAGCATAAAGACATCCATACTCTAAAGAAGTACTATTATTATTTTGAACTAAAAATCCATCATCAGGTTCAATAAGACCTTCAGAACTATTATTCCTATAATATTTTTCAAAGTTATTAACTCTCCACGATTTAATAGTAACATCAATACTAACATCAGAGCCAGCTTCCTTTATTTCAATATTTGTTTTATCGGTAGTAAATCCTACTCCACTATTAAGAATTTTAACAGAAGTAATTACTCCATCTGATATAACTGGAGTAAGTTGTGCATATTTTCCAGTAGGTCCTTTAACAATTAAATCTGGAGGAGAATTATATCCAGATCCCCCTGATCTAATATCAATATTCACAATCTGTCCATTATTAATAATAGGATTCAATTGAGCTTTCTCTCCACTCTTTAAAGTAATGAGTGGCTGTCTATGAAAATTAATAACTTCAGAAACACCATAACCTACTCCTCCATCAGTTATATCAATAGAATCAATATATCCTCTAAAAACTGGTACAACTTGACAATTGAAATTTTGATTCTCTGCATCAGTAGTACCAGTAGTTTGAACTCCTATTACACCCTTAACTTCTACTGTAATTGGCTCATAATTAAAAGAACCCTCTCCAGTAGATGCAAGAGAAACAATTGTATTGAGAGAGGAAACTAAACTTACAGAGAAATCATTATCATCAATCCTTTTCACATAATAATTCTGAGATTCAGAAAGTCCAGAAACAGAAGGTGTACCGGCAGTATACTGAATAATCTCTCCACTCAAATATCCATGATTTTTAATAGTAATCCTATCACTAGCTGTATTAATACCAGCACTAGGTATGGTTCTTTGCTTATTCTGATATCCAGATCCAGAATCTGTTACAATAATACTGGAAACTACATTTTTTCTTGATGATGCCTTAATATATTGAACTCCTGCTCCATAAGTAGACAATCCTACTGTATTAACTCCTGTTCTAGCATCTGCTGCGGTGTTATATAATTTAATAGTCGTATTATCTACCTTTCCAACATAATAAAATGCATTAGTAGTTAATCCTACAACTCCTTCTAAACCTTTTGAATCATAAATTACTTTTTCTTCTGAAACAAATTTATGAAAAGTACTAAATCCAATAGTGTTGTTAATAACATTGACTTGTTGGTCAGTAGAACCTATTCCTATACTTGATGAAGCATTAAAACCTACTGAATGAATTATTGGAGATATATTGGCCTTTGCTACTGCACCAACTCCATTACCTCCCTTAATTTCAATAGAGGGAGTATTTACATAATTAAAACCAGAATTAATAATATCAATTCTTTCTAATTTACCTGTAACTGCACAAATACCAGTTGCTCCTGTGCCTACAGAATCCTCAATATGTAAAAGGGGAGGATTTATAACATCATAACCATTTCCTCCTCTAGTAACGTCAGCTGATTTAATATCACCATGATAAACAACATCAGTTGATTTATAATTAATAATTTCTACACCATTATTCAATATACCAATAAATCCTGGGTCTGTAGTATAATTTCCAGCTTTAGTGGAAGGAGAAGCTATTTCTCTATAAATTGCTTGAGGTTTAAAGTTTTTCTTATAGAAATTATAATAAATGAATTTATTATTTTTTAAAGGAGCACTACTACCTTTTATTGTGCCAGTTACCGTAATAAATTTGCCAGCAAAAAGATTAGCCTTACTTCTAGCAAGTTTAATATGAGCGCCATCTACCCTCTTTACATAATAAACAGTTTCTGGTAATTTTCCATCATCACTCTCAAGTTGACTCTCTACTGTTCTCTGAGTAACTGAGGTTCCATAAAAAGTACTTATTTTATATTCTGGTTCATACCAAACAGCATCTCCAGTAAGAAATCCATGATCCTTACTGGGTCTAGGATCATCAGCTGGTCCTTGAGTTACTCTAAGAGTCTCAGTAGAACTAACAGACCCATTAAGATATACTGTTCTATCATAGGGATTAGTTTCCTGATTCGCATATGTGGGAATAGAATTAGAAGCAACTAAAACATCATCATTCAATTTTAAATATGAATTTTGTACGTTTGATACCTCTTTTTCAATATCAGGATAATCAGAAGAATCTCCCATTAAAAGAAGATTATTTAATTTTACATCATCCAGTCCAGTATCGATAGTTGACGTAAATCTAACATCACAACCATTTATAGAATGAATGCCAACAACAGTACCTTCTCCTTTAATAACATCATTAACAGTTAAATTTACCTTATATCCCCTCTTCAAAAATTGTTTATCATATGTATTAACTCTATACCGTTTTTCTGTGGTATCAATGACAGATATCCCAGAAACATCCCATTCTGTCTGGATATTGGAAAACCAATGCACAGCAGGATTAATTTCTGTTTCTATTCCTAATGATTTAATCTTAACAGTATCACCTGCATTATAGAAATAAGCATCATCTTCTAATTCAAAATCTGTCAGTGTAGAAACAATTCTAACTTTAATCTCTTCATCAGTACTAGTTCCTACATATGCATAAGAATATTGATCCAAACAAATATCAGCTTCCGCACCCAACTGAATTAGTTCACTAATACCATCAATATCAAAGAATTGATTTACACTTTTTCCACTATAACCTAAGGAAACTACATCACCATTAATATCCTTTACTGCAAGATATCCTGTTGTAGGAAATCCAATAGTAGAATCAACAGAAAGGATGGTAGATCCTACACTGGTTTTTGTTAATAACTTAGTTTTAGGATTAGGTTTAAAGTCATTAAGAGAAGATCTCTCATCAATAGAATTATCATCTAAACTAATTTGATAATATTGACTTGCTACTTTTTGTTCTATAATTGGAACAGTAGTAGATCCTCCTCCAACAGATGAATCAAAAAGTACTTTTTGGACATTAGAAACAGAACCTCTTGCTCCAGTAGAATCTTGGAAAAGAGTTAAATTTTTTAAATCTAAAGGATCTCCCTGGACACTCTCTACTACAAAATCCCGAGTTACCTTATAATCTGCATCAGAAGGACGAAAGAGGAAATTGCTAGGATGAATTACTTCACAATCCTTTCCATATAAAGAATTAAATAAAATCTTAAAAGAATGATCAGTTCCCTTTGAACTATAAAAACTACCTACATTAAAAATAAAATTTCTCTTATCAACTCCATCATGAAGAGTTCTATCTTCAAATCCTGGAGCAACTTGATGTTTAAGCTTCTTAAAGAATTCCTGTAAGAAGATAATATTCAAATTATAGATAATTGCGCCTGCTTTATGTTCCTGAACTGCAGTACTTTCAAATACTAATTTATCAGGATCACTAGGATTAATATAAGAAGTAATTCCACTGAATCCTCTAGTACAATTTACAAAACCAAAATCAGTTTTGGATTCATATTTAATAATTTCATCATCGATCTTAATTAGACCATTAGTTTCTGGGAATCCGTTAGTATAACTTCCAGAATTAGTAAAATATAATATATTGTTATCTTCTTCGGTATGTTCGGAAGCAATTGTTGTAGTAATACCACTTCTTCCCTCTGCTTCAGTATCAACAGTAGTTGTAACAAAATCAAGATCTTCTTTAAGAAGTGTATTATTTGTTAAATTGCATAATTGATCAACTTTTACATATTGATCAAGATTTTGAATCAAATCATAGGATCCACCTTGATTTTCTTGAGAACTATAATACTGCTCTAGAAAATCAGAAAGAAGAGGAAAATCCTCTCTAACAAATCTAGGAAGTTGATTATCAACAACGTCCTGAAATTTAACTCTATCTACTGCCATTCTTTTGAATTATCTTGTAAGAGATGTGGTTGAATAACTTGAAGTTACTGTATAGTTACTACCAGAAACATCATTTCCAGAAGCTATTTCATCAGGAACCATGGTAATTGATGTATTATTAGAATCTAATTG